AACAGGGTTAAACGAGCACACACTACTGCACGAGTCTGGGCACGCTGGGCTTGCACAGATATTAAATAACCGTAACCACCCCACTACTAAAAAGTTTATAGAGTTCTTTGACGAGATTAAAACTCGGATGGGTGATGCTTATGGTGGTTCAGACATACAGGAGTTTGCTGCTGAGTTTGTAAGTAACGGAGAGTTCCAAGCCTTAGTAAAACAGATTAAACCACCTAACGGCGACAGCTTGTGGACGCGTGTTATTAAAGCCATAGCTGAGTTCTTCGGGCTGCGTAAAACCGACACTGCTTACGACACAACTCTTAAGTTCTTAAATGATCTTCTGGATGTATCTCAAGGCATAGAGCCTACGCTTGCAGACACTTTGTACTTAGGTAATGGCAACGTAGACCAAGTTATGGATGGCGTTGCTGACACTTACTTGTCTCGCAGTACTGAAGATGCGCTTGATGCGGTGTCAAGGTTTGAGTCTGACAAAAGTAGAGTTTTTGCTCTGGGCACTGCTAGCTTAGGCAACATGCAGAATATGTTCGGCGAGACGTCGCCTAGGTATAAGGGTAAAAATCCCTTGCCCATAGGTAGGTTGTTAGCTGCGATAGAAAGAAAACGTGGTGAGGTTAACATCGCCATAGACAGGACTAGTAAGAACATTAGAGAAATGTCCAAAGCAGAAAGAGATGCTACTCCTGCACAACGCCAAGCGTTCAACGATATTGCTATAGATGCTCGTCTTGAGGGCGTAGACTTTTTAAAGCCCCTACCAAAAAATGCTGGGCCTAAGAAAGCAGCTGCGCACAAGAAATTAAACAACCGATTTAACCAGCTATCCAAGCCTTTGCAGGCATCTTATAGAACTTTACGCAAAGAACTAGATACGTTCTTAGAAGAATACGTAGAGCTTATTTCTGAATTACTGCCCAAGACTGCCGCATCTAACTTAATGAAAGACTTCGCTCAGTTAGAGGGTGTCATTGCTTATGTGCCTTTTGAACGCACTGGGGAATACTGGATTCGTTATAAAGACCCAGACAACTTAGACAGTAATGGCGATCCGAGAGAAACGCCACGAGCACTAGCTTCTCCTAGGAAGAGAGAAATTGAGATTGCTAAGTTAAAAGCTAAGCACGGGCAGAACTTTGAGGTTCAGCAGTACGACAATCTTAACTCTATTAGCGTGCCGAAGGGGCTACCTGAAGGGCAGTTTGTCACTAAGCTTGTGGGTGAGATGCGAAACAATAACGTAGATCCCGCTATAGTAGAGCAGGTATATCAACAGTACGTGTCTATGTTCCCTGAAAATTCTTTGATGCAGCAGTTTAAAAAGTCTAAGAATGATCCGGGTATGGATAGGGACATTGTCACTGCGTACTCTAACGTCGCAATTAAGTGGGCTAATAAAATAGCTAATACTAGATACAATCCGCAGATCGAAACTGCAATGCAAGAAATACGAAGGGTGCAGAAGGAGTACCACGGCGGAGATAAGAACATGGCCGCCGCCGCTAAAGCATTGACTATGCAGCAAGACTTTTTCTTAAACCCGAAAGTAAGTCCTTTAGCAGCTGGCCTGACTTTTGCCAGTTACTTTGAATACATATTGGGTAGCGTTTCTTCTGCCGTGGTTAACCTTACCGGTTTAATGTTCATGGTAACTCCTATGCTGGGTGCACGCACTACGTACACTAAGGCAGGTGATGCGATGTTACTTGCTGGGAAATTAGCAGCTAGCAAAAAATGGCGCGACGGCAAAATAGAAGGTGAGTTATCCAAGTATAAAAATTTGTACCGAGAGCTAGATAACCGTGGGTTGCTTCAGCACACAGTAGCTCGGGAAGCCCTAGAACGTGGCAAGACAAAGGGTAAAGACTTCGATGGCGTTTTCTACAAAACTGTAGAAGTACTTTCTACTCCGTTCGCAGCAAGTGAAAGGTACATGCGGGCCACAACGGCTATAGCTGCTTATGATTTAGCTATGGCAAACGGTATACCCTCAGAAAACGTTCCTGCAAATAATGAGCAGGCTGCTATAGATTTTGCTGCTAAGATGACGCGCGACGCGCACACCGGTGGTATGGCTGAGACTATGCCGCGTTGGTTGCAGAATGATTTCGGGCGTGTAATTTGGACGTTTAAAAACATTGTGTTTCAACAAGCATACGTCCTAGCCACTGCTATGAAACAAGCTTTTGCAGACTCTGACCTGCCTCCTGAAGTTAAGCGAGTAGCTAGACGCCAAGTTATGGGCACTTTTGGTTTGAGCTTTGCGCTACTAGGCGGGAAAGGGTTGCCGTTCTTTGGGGCGCTCACCACGGCTATGAGTATTTTTGACGGAATCTTTGGTGACGATGACGAGCCATACGATCCTCGCGTGGAACTAAGCGACACGTTCGGTAGTTTTTTCTACGACGGGTTAATCGGGTCTATGTTCAATATAAACATTAGTGAACGTGCGGCGTTAGCTAGAGATATAGTGTGGAGAGACGACCCTAAGAGCATAGAAGACTACGGAGTCCTTCGTACTGGGATGATGGCGCTTGGTGGACCTATGTTCTCGTACGGTATAGGAGTTGAGAAAGCACTGACAGAGGACTTCCGTCAAGGCAGGTATATGCGCGGCTTCGAGGGGCTGTCCCCCACGTTTGTGCGAAACGGTTTAAAGTCAATTCGATATATGGAAGAGGGTGCCCGCAACAGGGATGGTGATCCGATAGACACCGACATCAACGCATGGAACTTAATGACCCAAGCAATAGGCTTTACTCCAGCAGACCTGTCAAATACTTATGAGCAACGCTCGTCAGCCAAGAACTTTGAGAATAAAGTATTGCAACGAAAGCAGCGTATCTTGAACAAGTATAAAACTGCAAAGAAGATGGGGGATAAAGCTTTACAAGCAGAAGCGGTTAAAGAGGCCAAAGAGTTTAGGCGTAAGTTCCCCACGCTTATGGACGACAATACTCTAGATCGTTCTTGGAAAGCCAGTGTGCGCGTAGACCGAGAAGACACAATGGCGGGCATTACGTTTACTAAGGGTCTACGCTACAAGACTGAGGAGTTCTTCGAGTAGTTACACTCGCCAAACACGGATGCCCTGAACCCCTTCTTCTAAAACGATCTTGTGTACGAACTTATACTTGAGTCGTTTTAGAGTCGGGGTTATTTCTTTCAAGGCGCTAGGTGGGTCTAGGCAAGGTATGAAAAACGAATACCCCACCGTAAACTTTTTCCAGTCTATCTCGTACCTAATCTTCTCCACTTGCATCTTCAGCGCCCGCTTCAATAACAATATCCATATCCATAAAGTCTGGATGCGAGGCATCAAAAACTAAACACCTTACTGCGGTAGACATGAGGCTGCTACCCTTAGATAAGCGCTTATTGGTTGTTTCTAACAATACACCGTTTTTCTCTAACTGTTTTAGCGTGTCTTTGTAGTTAAGTTGTAAGTCTACGCAGTCATCTTTGAGCGTCTTAGACGTTATATACACTCTTTTAGTGTCAGGCTCATACCGCATTAAGAGCGCACCCTTTGGCAACAGCTCTGGGAACTTACCTTTGTTAGTGCGCTTGTCTACACCGTCTTCCACAACCAACATGTTATTATTATGTCTGTTGATAAAGTCGCCTATAATTGTACTCGGGTTACTCACAGGAGCTGCCGTGTCTTTGCGCATCTCAAGAACGTGTGCAGATACTTCTCTATATATAGCACCAATATCAAAGTCCGGTAACAACCCTAGCTTCTTTGCAATGTGACCGCCTGCTATGTTTACTGCACATGCCGCAGACCAGTTACGCTCTCTTTGACTAAGCCGTAGCTCTTGATCGAACTTAGCTTGTATCGTCAGCACTGTATTTTTTACCTCTTCCAAGTTAGCTATTACGTACTGTATGTAAATATCCCCCGCTACTCCGTAATTGCTATTCAAGGTATGGTCTAACAAATCTTTACCCTCTTGCGTAGATATGACGGGAGCTTCTAATGGAGGAACCTTAAACTCTAGTAGGCGCATCATCTCGCCGTCGGCGTGGCTTTTAAGCACTGCTAGCTTCTCGTAGAACGATGCGTTAGAACTGGCAATAGATAGTGTGCGCCAAGTTACCGTGTTCTCCCGTAGCTCGTTTGCGTTTGCCTTAGCCTTGTCTTTGCCCCTACCTTGTGAGTAGGCATACAACGTTCGGGACGCCTCTATAGGGGGCATGTTGGTTATCTCGTCCATAGTGTTAACTATGTTGTTCAAGAAACCTACCTTAAGTATTTTACCTACATCCGTATCCTCTGGTGTGCCAAGCAGCATTTCAGGATCACCGAATACGCTGTTAGCCATGCGTAAAATTGTTGTTTTGCCAGTACCAGAATCTGGGTGAATAAAGTTTATAACCGCACCTTTTTGCCCAGTAAACTTAAGTAACGGCGCACCAAAGCCAGACAATGCACCAAACGCTTGTATCTCTAGCCCCTTCCTGCCGTACAAAGCAAAAGCTTTTTTCCAATTTTCTAAAGAACCCTTGGGCTGAAAGTAGTCAACCATATTAGCTATAGAACTAGCAGGGGGGCTGTGGTAAATACCAGTAGCTGCAATCTCTCTGTCCCCCACAATAAACTTGCTGTCGTTATCAGCCCATCCAAATTGCTGTCTCATAATTTGTGCCTTGTCCGCGTGCTGAAGCTCTTTGATAAAAGCGAGCAAATATTCAGTTATGTATTTGTGGCGTGTTTGATTTGCTATGACTCCGTACTTAGCTAGTTCCTTACGTAGCTCACCTTGGTCAGTAAGTTTTACGTTGGAGATAACAAATTGTTTTACGCCATCCTTGGGCAAGTGATGTTTAAGAACCGCAACGTATCCTGCTGTCGGGTCTTCCATTAGCTTAACTATGTATAGAAAGTTTTCGTACACAAGCTTAGGTTTAGAAGCTTCGTCTTCGTCGTCACCATCCTCGCCTTCTTTGTATATACCTCCATTAGCACCCCTAAAGTATCCTTCGGGTAGCGTGGGTATTTCGTGCTCTTCTACCAACTCACCTTCCAGTTCCACAGTGACTGTAGGGCTTTTGGCTCTAGCAATGACACGACCCAGAGATATAGGACTTTTAACCTTGTCCCTATGTGTGCAGCCTTCGCACCCACCGGGATTATTTATGCTAAATTCTGCGCAAGTATGTGGGCCTTTTATGCCTTCTACTTTCTTCTCTACTAAATTGTGTTCGTAGTCTGGGTGCCCCTCAGACAGTTTGTGTATTGCCGTATCTCTGTCAGAACAAAACTTAGCTACTGACAATGCATCAAACCAACGAGGTTCTGCAAGAGTAGCCCTACTGTTATAGCAGTCGCTAAGTTGAGCGCACCCTTCTCCCTTTGCACTACGCTGCATGATCTTAGAAAAAAGGGAGTCGTTGTTTTGCATTAACGTTTTGCTAAGAACAGACATCTCATGCTTAGGGGCAGTTGTCTCCCCTTGCGACACACCCACTAAACTACGGATCGTTCCAAACGGAATAGGGTCTACAACACTTAGCAACGTAACTGGCTTTCCTTCATCATCACCAGTAACACCCTTGAAGTTAAACGAATTAAGAGGGCGCAACACCCTAGCGCACTCAAACACTTTAGTGTCTATATAGAAGTTGTTATCTATACAGAGTTGCCTAAGCTTCTTAACCACAGGAACCCACTCGTCTCTGGGCACATCTTCAACCAACGGCCAGTATGCGTGTAGTCCGTTGCCTGAGTTAACTAGCATTGGCTTAGGTAAACCTACAGTGGTGCAGAAAACACGGAGGGCTTCTAATCCATCCTTCTGCGTTTCGTACCCATTGGGCCTACCTGTTTTTTCGTCCGCTATGGACTTGTTAGGTCCGCAATCTATGTCTAGCCAGTAAGACTTTAAAGACTCTACATTTTCCTGAGTGCGGTTCTCGCCGGTTCCAAACTTTGCCAAAGTAAAAAATACACACCATTTATCTGCTACATATTTTTCTATCTCTGCGTCTAACTCTGCTCTGGTTTCCACCATGCACTGACGCGTTGTAGTTTTATCTTTGACCGCAAGAAAACCGTACCACCCTCCCGCAGGGCGCACTAGGTCTATGAGGTCTACGTTTTCCATTAAGCTATTGCTCCAACTTGTCTATTAATTTTTCTATCTTAATAGCCATTTGAACATTAGGATTGGAAACTCCCGTAAACCAATTATAGACAGCTTGACGACTGACCTTAAGTTTCTGTGCCACTTCGGCAACGGGCACATCGTTCTTGATGCACACCGCGCCGAAGTAAACGCCTAGAAGCTCTTTGTCGGAAGCCTTATTTAACTCTATAAGTTTGAGGCTATATCCGTAGCTCATTGGGTTTATTTACCTCCCCAATCATCTATTATTGACGACAAGTCTTCTCCATCAGGCTTGGGGTCGTCTTTTTTCTTCTGTCGTTTTACTGGCTCTGGCTCTGCTACTACCTCTACCTCGTCTTCCGCATCAGCTAAACCACCAAACATATCTTCAACTGACTCAGCAGCAGGTGCATCCGCAGAGGAAAATCCGCTCTCTACATCAAAAGGTGAAGCAGGTTTGTAAGGGATGTAGTCTATTACCTGTACCCCACGCAACCGTAGCGACACGCCACTAGTAGCCATGCTGTAAGGAATAAGTTCCATAGCTACGCTAATAGTACTGCCTGTGGTTAGCATAAAATCTTCAGGTAGACTCGCATTCTGAGAATCAAATAAAGCAGGTCGGCCCGTAGGCTTCTTGTTGTAGCTAGCTTTTAGTTTGGTCTTGCCTACAAGTTCCCCATCTAGTTGTGTAAATGGAAGCTCTAGCTTGTCAGGCCAGCTGCTGTCTTTGGCTTCTTTATACGCCGCGTTCATAGCGTTGTATAAATCCTTAGCTTGGTCTTTAGACATCACAAAACCTAGCTCGTAACAAGCGCCATCTTCTATAGCATCGCAAGGTACACTCTTACCTTTAGCTCCTGCTTTGCTGTCGAACTTGTAGGGCTGGTCAATACGAGGGTATCTTGCTTTTACGTTCTTGAGAATGTAACTATTATTGCTCATGTTGTTATTTCCAATGTTGTTAAAAAGATTACTATTTTCCTCATCGCGCTTGATGAGTCCTTCTACAGCTCCCATCTCTTCCGTTGCCAACGGTCGAGCGGGTTTGAAATATATCCTATAAAAGCCGTTAGCCTTGAAAAAATATACCTCAGTTAAAACAGTGTTTAGCTTTTCCCCGTTACTTTTTAAGTAATCTCTGTATTGGTATAAAGTCATCTTGTTCAATGCTTTGGCAAACAAGCTAGCCCCACCAATACGTAGGCTGCACACTATTTTCGATTCTTCTTCCACTAAAGTAACAGTGGTAAAAAACTTGCACGGTTTACTATTGTTACTAGCCCCGCCTTTAATATTCTGAACACAGTCGATACATCTGGAAGACTGTCTAGCAGCAAGCGGTACGCTATCATCAGGAGTATTGGAATCAAAAGACCAACACTTCAACTCCCCTTGGTACGTATAAAAATTCCGAGACAACGTTCCTTCACTAGCCACAACTACTTTAAGTGAGTTTTTAGGTTGGCGCGTGTTTGGTGCTAAAAAATAACCATCTCGTGTTCGTAGCTTATTCATTTGTTAGTGGGCTTTCTTACTGAGATAGTGTACGTACTGTTTGCTTGCAACCCTTGAGGGCAGAGGTCAGGGTTCTCAGCTAAGAACTCCTTCATGTTACCGTTGTGGATTCGCTTTTCAAGCAAGTGCATAGCACTGTGTTCTTCTACAAAGGTGTACAAAGATTCCCAGTCACTAGTCCAAAAGTTAGATTGCACCCTACGGCTGATGGTTCCTTGCGGAGTCTTTAAGCTGTCTACGTTTTGGTCTGCGCACAGCTCAAGCATCTTTTCTGAGATGGTGGCTTGTATCTTTTTTAGTTTTTTAATCTCTTCTTCTTTGTCTTTAATGATGTTCCTTAGCGTAATGTAGTCTAAGGCCATCTTGTCTGCGGTCATGGTTTCCATGTTACCTCCTTACTTTTTTCTAAAGGGATAAGGAGGATACCACTTGCATAGACAATGTCAACAGTTATTCAACTTCTTTTCTATACAACTCAACAATTTTAGTGTGGTTAAGTACTTTATTTTTAAGCATGTCGTATATCTTAGCTTCAACCTCGCTGCCTTGTATGTGCACAATGGTCATGCTGTGTTTCTGTCCGGGTCTGTTTATACGGGCATTCGCTTGCAAATAAGTTTCTACGCTCGTTACGGGGGCATACCATATTATCGTGTCCGCTGCCGTAAGGGTTAACCCGTGCGATGCAGCTTGTGGTTGTATGATAAGCACTTGAGGGTCAGGTTTTGTTTGAAAGTCTTTAAATATTCGACTCCTGTTGTTAAGCGTTACACTGCCAGATATAACCTCTGCCGATATTTTACTTTTGTCCAAGAATTCTTTTAGCAGTTCTATAGTGTGCGTAAAGGGAACAAAAACTAATACTTTATGCGGGGCTTCGTTGATAACCTCAAGTACTACATTAAGTCTATTCTTCACATCAAACTGCACAACTTCTTTATCGTCCGAGTAGACCGCACCCCCTGATATTTGCAACAACTTGTTCAAGTTAGTAGCCGCGTTGACAGAAGTTATTTGTTCTCCCGCTGCCTGCATAGTCATTTGTTTCTTAAGAAGTTTGTAATATTTCTCTTGCTGCGCAGTAAGCGGTGCGTCTCTATCCACTGACATTACATCAGGTAAGTCCAAGCATTGATCCCTCTCGAACCGTATAGCAGGCTGCAATACATGGTGCACGACTTTGTCTGCGTTAGGTTTGGGACGCCATATATGTTGAGATACTTTATACATGACTGTGTCTCTGTAAGGCGTGTAGTACTTAGGCACCCGATGAGGGCTTACCAATTTAGCCAGACCATAGGCATCTAGTGGGGACTGTGCTGCCGGTGTGCCAGTTAACATCCACAACCTGTCTATCTTCTTACACAGGTCTCGCATTATCTTCCAACGATTAGTCTGCGAATTCTTATAAGCGTTAGCCTCATCCACCACGATCAAGTCAAAGCCTGCTTGTAAAATGGTCTCCTTTACTACACCTACACCATCAAAATTAATTACAACAAACTCAGAGCCTGCGTTAATTATTTTTTCTCTTGTGGTAGCTGGGCCATGTGCAACTGAACAGCTGCGGTGCATGGCAAACTTAAACAAGTCTTCTTGCCAAGCAGACTTCATAATAGACAGCGGACATACCACCAACACTCGTTTTATTAACCCCAGTTTCATGAGGTAGTCTACCGCCCAGATAATCGAAGCAGTCTTGCCTGTCCCTGCCTCGTTAAAGCAAAACGCTTTTTTATACAGGCTGAGAAAAGAAGCTGTCTCTTTCTGGTGTTCAAAGGGTGTTAGTTTGCCTGTCCATTTGTAATCCCTAAGCATGGGAGACGGCACTTCTTTAGCCCCTAACTCTGCGAGGGCCGAAGCTTCTTCGTACTCCCACTTGACCGCTAGCTCTACAAGTTCACCTTCTTGCCCCACTTTTTTACAGTTTTTTATTTTGTCCGTTACTAACTCAGGACGCTTAGTCTTCAGAACCAAAGCTTTATCTTTAACTATTTTCATGCTTTAGATGTCTTCCCTCGTTCGCGCTTACTGGTTTCTGATACAAGGTTACCTTTAGAGTCTCGCTTAAAGGATCGGTTACGGCTAGCTGTCTCTACTCTAGTGCCATCAGAGTTCTTGCCGCCCTTGTCCATTGCTTTCTTATGGGCTACATCTTTGCCATCACCCTTAGAAACTTTCCCCTCTCGCATTGCCTTACGCCTAGCTTTGTTGCGTTGGGCACGTTTCTTCTTTTGCTCTTCCGTGCCTTGGTACTTAGCGTACTCGGCTTTGTAATCTCGTTTCTTAGCAACCATGACGGCTTCCTCTATGCTTAATGTAATGTTTTCTTGTATCTTTCGCTGCTTGTAATCTCAGCTAAACTGTTAGCAAATTCTAAAATGACTTTGTTTCTAGGCATAAAAAGTTCATCGGGTATTGGAAAACTACTTGGACCAACAAGTTCCGCTAACTCAAATTCAAGGTTTGGGTAGGTTTCTGCCCAGTGTTCAAAAACATCTATTGCCAGTTGTTCGTCTTTGTAGTGCCCGTCTACATAGGTCTGGTCATCTATGTCTACCAATATAACGTAGTTGGTACTCATCATCTTTTCCTATAGTGTTCGCATGAAGTTACTGGGCACCAACCACACAGAGGCCCACTAATCGCATTCCAAACGCCTGACTCCTGTGCACCTTCTAACCGTTCAAGGTCGGGTTGGAAAGTTTTAAAGTACAACTCTACGTCGGTAGAGCTATGCGTTTTCTGTATGAAGTCTTTGCTTACTACGAAAGCAAGCGCAGATTTAATTGTTTTTAGCTGCGGGAAGTGAATAAACAAGGCTGCTGCTACAGCATCAAGTTGCTTAGTGTCCGCGTACTTAGCATTTTTACTGGTCTTGTAATCCACAGAGTGCGCTGTGTCCCCATTTATTATTACTAAGTCAGCAATACCACGCCACCAAACATCTTCGTCAAAGAAACCTGTAGGTCTATACCCGTCATCAGTTTTAGCAACACCGAGCTTTAACTCGCAATGCTTATGCCCCTCTATCTTGTTAAGTGAATCAAGAATGGGGTCCATAAAGCTAAACTTCTTGGGTACTTCTTTACCGTCCCTGATAAACTCTTCTGCTGCGGTGTGTACTTCTTGCCCATATACAGTAGCAGTGCTGCCTTTGTCTTTAACATCCTTAGCTACTTTTAGATGGTAGTATTTTTTCGGGCATTGCTTAAAGGTACTTAAGCTGCTGTAGGACCAAGCTGTCATATTAGACCCCTTTCTTTTAGAATTTCATAGTTCGCTGCGTGTGCGTCTTCTATGTCTTGCCTGCTTTGCCCGTGGTACGGCACCGCTAAGTGTTCTGTAACCAACGCCGTGTTGATTGAAGTTTTGCCTGCTATAAATATCACTCCCAAGAATCTGCCAAACTTTCCTTTTTCTCTGGTTTGGAGAGTATAGGTTCCTCCGACGTGGAGCGCGTCTTCGACAAACTGCTTTGCCAAGAGTCCGGCAACTTTTTCTTTAGCATCTCGCGTGCGGCACTCTGGAGTATCAACACCATAAAGACGTATGCGCTCACTGCAACGCCAAGTACCAAACCCAAGGTCAACATCCACGTCGATAGTGTCGCCATCAACCACTCTCCTTATAGTACATTCATATTCGTACATTTAAGTTTCCTTTGTTGTAGGCCGGTACGCCCCCACATCTCGGTTGGTTGGGTCGGTTAAAGAATCGTTGCGTCCGCCGTCGAACCGTTTCTTCGGGCCTTCGGTTAAGGTAAATGCGCGTGGGGGGCATCTAGTTACCGTACCTCCTTTGGCTAGATACTCTGCTATTTGTTGTGCCAACTTCGCACTGTGTTTTTCTTTTTCGTCTGGCGTGGGCCGGTCTATCTTTGTTGTGGTCACTAATTAATACCTGTGTAAAAAATATGTTTGTTGATCTTAGTAGTTATCTCGCCGTTGTATGCCCACTCTGGGAATACTTTAGTACTGTGGTAGTGGGTCGCACCGTTCGTAGTATCTTCTGCAAATTCACTTAACTCTGCAATGTACAGCGCGTTGTACCATGCTTGTTTGTTCTTCGGGTCGTCCGACTTACCGTCACAATAAAAACTAAACTGGCATTTGTTTCTTACAGGGTTGCCTTGCCAGTAGTATCCTTGCTTAACCACGTCACACGCATTGTCTGGGTAACGTGGGTCTTTAATTCTGTTTCGTATTACTTGAGCAACTGCAACTTGTCCTGCACCGGGTTCGCCTCGCGCCTCAAAGTATACGGCGGTTGCTATGCACATAAGCGCAGAGGTAATCATCTGTACGCTTCCTGTGTTTCTAAACAACGGATTACCTTAGCGGCGCGTAACTGTGTTTCGTAATCGAACGTATCCCACAACGATCTAAGTTTTCTAACGCTGCGTTCGTTACTTTTCTTATTGCGGTTAGGTCCGCGTTTACTGCCCTCTATATCATAGTACCCATAGTCTTTTACAAACATTATTTACGCCCCTTGTAACCAACTTCGATATGAAAGTAATATTTTTGCATTCGGTTTTTAGGCATAACTTTAAACCGATCCTTTTTGCGCCTGATGATATATACCTTCTGCTCGTTTTCCGCGCACCATTGAGCCTCTTCTAGCGCATCTTCAAGCTTATCAAACATAATCATTTATTCTTCTTCCTCATCTCTATGGCAGGCTCTGTCGTGGGAACAAATTAAACAGACACCAAACGCATCGTAAAAAGGTTTCTTGCATATCTTTGTTGTTGGGGGGTCATCGCACGTACATTTTTCTACGTCAGCATCAGTCAGCATCTTCAAACTCCTCGAGTATTGCTTCTAGCTTCTCCACCGCTTCGGTTGCACGTTGTAGCATAGCCATAAGCTCTTCGGCATCAGCGCCATCTACTTCTATTGTTATCTTCATTTGGTTTTCTTTTTCTTTTTAGTTTTAGTTTTTACAAGCATCAGACCGCCCAATAGCACTGCGTTTGGCTCTACTAACTTAAAATTTGACTTAAGCTCGCTGAAAGGTACGGGTTCCAAGCCTTCGGGTATATCAACCCTAGTCCATGTGTACTCAACGCCTTCAATTTTCATATCATTCTACCTCGTGCAGCTCAATCAGCAGGTCAATGCAATGCTTAGCCTTGAGTAAGTCAGCTAGCGGATGGCCCTTTAGCTTCCATCTGGATATGTATTTCACTACGTTACCTTCGAGCAAAGACAAGCCGTTCTTCTCTGCATACTCAGCAGGTTGGATCAGCATGTTCTTGTAATGGTTACCGCCAGTCTGTCTGCTTAGGGCGCTAGTCATTTCGCCCGTCCCGTCCGTTGTTTGGGTCTCGTTCTTCGTCACTCTCGGTACGCTTGCTGTTATCATTCTCTTTCTCCTTCTCTGCTTGCTTCTGTTTTTCAAAAATCCTCGCCCAGTTGTCCCCGAACTCGTGCAGGGGTATAAAGTGAGGTCTGCGTTTGCTTCCTTTACCATTCATTTGTTTCCCCTTCATCATGTACGTATTGTTCTTTCATAGGTAAGTGCCTAAACCAAATGTTAAAAGCCCATTTTTCTCCGTCTAAAACAGGCATACCGGCATGTAAAGATTTTGGGTGAGGGCCAAGTATGCTCCCGTTTGTGTTGTGAAAAATTACCGCTCGCCCCGGTTTTGGGTTTACTGTTATGTCAAGCTTGGAAAAGTTTGTACCGCCACCTATATTTACGCTATTTAAATACCCTATCACGGTTATTAGCCTTTGGCCGCCCCATTTTGCGGCTCTGTTTCCTCTTTCAGAACCTAACTTAAAGGCGTCAAAATGATGTCTGTATTCCTGCCCAACGCCGTAGTAAATAATTTGAATCGACTCAGCGTTTTCCAAAGGCATAGAAACTAAATCCGCCACTCTTTGCCCTATAGACCTAACAGTTTCGTCGTCGCCGTCAAAACGGAACCAGCAATTCGACCCAGTACGCCCCTCGCTAACGCCGTTAAGTTTGTCTAATACAACACCCGCCCGTTTTAAATTGCCATGCGCTTTATTAATTAAATACTCGCATTCTATAGGGGAGATTAGATTCTCTTTGATCCCGACAAAAGGCTCTTCTGAGAGTTTGCGCACGCCTTTGTACTTGGGTCCAAAAGTATAAGTTTTAGAGTGCGTAAGGCTTACGCTATTTATTACTTTGTCCATAACTAAATTCACTTGTTAGGCGGCATGCCCAAATTGGTACGCTTATCAAACTTGTAGTCTTTGCTGTCACCATCTTTTATAACGTAGTGCAGCATAAACTGCATGCACAAATCTGGATTAGGTAGTTGTCTACGCCAGTGCATAGCTTCACAACCCTTGTAAACAACCGCATCTCCCGCAGATAAAATAAATTTAGATGGGTCGTTGTCTTTATACTGCATCCATATAGGCCAAGGGGGAGACACCACATTAACAGTTACACTTATCTCACAAGGAGGTCTGTCCGTGTGAGGCTTGAGTTCTTCTCCCTCTTGGTAAACGCGAGCAAAAGAATATGTTGGGTACAGCCCCCTACCAACTACTTTTTCTACGGTTTCCAACTGTTGTTTCAACATTATTTCTACGAGCGGGTCGGCGTAGCATTGAAATTTACTGGTAGGCGTTTTTCCGTAATCATCTTTTTCTCGCTCTTGCCACTCGCCCCTGCGTATTTTGTTTGTGAAGTAGTCGGCAAAAAGCCTAGCCATGTAGGGGCTAAGAAACTCAGGTACTTTCACATAACCCGTAGAGTCAAACACTTTACTTATAGTGCTCTGCATCTTAGTCTCCTTGGTCTGCTAAGTACTCGGCACGGTCACGCGCTAACTCAGCAGGGTCTATGTAATCTTCGTCTTGCTCGTCTTGCCATCTATCTAAGTCTGCGTCTAACGAATCTCGGTTACTCATCATCATTCTCCTAATGTAGTGAGTGCTCAGTATCTTCACCTTCTTCTAACACGTCCCAAGTATTGTTCATTGCGTGAAAGAATTTTTCTTTATGCATATCCATTGCCTGCGATATGGTAATCAACATAGAGGCCATCACCATTTGCACTATCCAACAGGATGCGTCTGAGTCTATTTCTTCTGATAAGAAAGCTTGCAGCTTAGCTTCGACGATTTCATACTCTCCAAAGCCTTCTTCTTCTATGTCCATCACTTCCATCACTATTCTCCTTTATAAACCGTTATCAATAATATAGTCAGCGAATTTTTCTAGTTTTGCATCAGAGGTGAGTTTTGGTTTTCTCTTGACTGGTTTGTCGCATACGTCACAGCGAAGATGTTTTATTAACTCCCCCCGGTAATAGCTAGGGCTATTCGCACATAACGTTCTAGTATGCCCACACTCCAAGTAGAGAATCCATAAGGGTTTGTAACTCTTGCCTACACCACCTATAGGATTAAACACTCTGTCTATTACTTTCATAAAAGCACCTTTAATTATAGTGCGTATGCAGTTTCCGCAGTTGCTCCCCCAATTCAGAGTACTTACTTCCGCTACACACGACTAACCTTCTCGTGGCTTACTCGGCAACGCATCAGGCGAGATAGGAGCGTGTTGTTATGGAGGACAACAAACTTACTTCCTGATCGTTAACTGAGGGTGTTTTGCTGAATATGCCCACCGCCCACTGGGACATGGGTAAGGGAAACCAAGTAAACCCTCACCCCCACACAACTAACATTCTCCGTATGAAGCTCCAAACCCGCCTTCGCAGTCTAGGGGCAGCTCCTCTGCCCAATCCGGTGTCTGCCTCATACAGTGGTATATGTACTGCATTGCTTCTTCGGCTTCTTGCTCGGGGGCTATACAACCTACAGCATCATGCACGGTCATTACAACTTTGTACTTCTTAGCCACAAGCAATAGATGATGTCCGATTATTATCCTTGCAAGGGCTTGGCACAAGTTTTCTACTACCTTCCCTCCATATATGCGATTAGGTATGACCGACCTGCCCTTCTTAGTATCGTAGACAAGTTCCTGCCTTCCCGTCTCTTCGTCCACTCTTTGTCGTAGGTTGGGGTACTTTATATACAGGCCATTAGGCAACCTGATACCGTCTTTGCCCTCCACTTCGAGCAGTCCACCCCTGCCTAATGTTACGTTTTGATCCCTCACCATAGCCGTCAGCGCTTCGTTGCAAGTGCGCCAAAGCCTTGTAATCGCGGGGTTTGCTGTGCGGTATATGCGTATGATCCGCTCGCATTCGTCTTGCTCAAGCTCTACACCCATAGACTTTAACTGCGCTTGGAACTTAGCAGCGCCCATGCCATAGCCACATCCAAGTATCGTGGTCTTACCTATGAACCTCTCATCCTTAGTTATCTCATCCTCGGGTTTGCCGTATATAGAGGACGCCATGACCTTATATACATCCTCACCTCGGGCAAACGTATCCACCAGATTATCCTGTTCTGCCAACCAAGCCAAGGTTCTTGCTTCAATTTGTGAAGAATCGCAGTCAAGAAACATATAGCCATGCGGAGCTAACATAGCATTCTTAAGTATCGAGCCGCGGGGTAGGTTCTGCATGTTGATCTTATCGTCCCCGCCCCACCGTCCGGTGTGGGCTGCGTAGTAACGCAAAGGGATTGGCAGAGTACCTCGGTTACCGATGTTGATAAACCGCTCCGTCCGAGTCTCCTCGATTGTAGACTTTACCCCTAACCGTGCGCTCACAAGTATCTGCACTATGGGGTTCTCATGTTCTTTAAGTGCTTGAAAAGCCTCATCAGTTTTAGCAAACGCTAAAGTTTCTTTGCCAGTGGTAAGACTGACCTTAGTAGGCGGTATCACACCCTGTGCTTTCAGTAGCTCTGCAAACTGCGGGTTACTCATGATCTGCTCTCTTGTTACCTTAGCCTTACCTAACCACTCTGCCTTCTTTTCCTTTAACTCTTCTAGGTGGGTCTCCAATAAGAAGGTCCCTACTTGCAGCACTGGCTCGGTGAACATACGAAGCGTCAGGTCGATAAGCTTTAGCTCTGCAATAGGAAAGCCCTCAGCCATCAAGCACTTAAACAATTTGTAGGTAATAGCTGTGTCGTTCTTACAATACCCCGCGTATGCTTCTAGCTCTTCCTCTGAGAAGTCTGCACGGTGTTTACCTAAAGCGTTCAGTACTTCTGTGCCTTTCTTGCCTATGCCGTAGTATTCAGTAAGCGCCCGCAAACTGCCGCCTACTTGCGTGCCGTGTATTGCCCTAGCCATTGATAACGTGTCAGCAATGCGAGCAGGCTTGATACCAAACCGCCAGTTCAAAATAGCCATGTCAAACATAGCGTTGTGCGCAACAGTTAATGAGTTTTCCCAATCAAACTGATTTAAAAATTCTTGCGTTTCTTTTTTAGTTCCTGAAAACCAAGTGCTAGAACTAGCACTACTATCATCTATCTGAACTGATACTCCGATAACTTCAAAGAGTTCATCTCTTATGTAAGCCTCGGTCGTTAGCTTAGATAGACTAAACGCACGATCATAATAAGTTTCAAAATCTATTGTTAGTATTGTCATTTATGTGAGCCTCAAGCTCGTGTAGATTGTTTTCGTTTATAACAAGCGCAGTGCCACTCGACTTGCGAATCGCAGCTATCTCCATGTCTTGTAGTGCAGTGGTCTTACCTTTCCCTGCCTTGCATTCGACAGCGAGGAAGCTGCCGTTAAAGCAACAGACCACATCGGGGACTCCGCTGCGACCCATACCAAACGTGGCGGGGAAAAAATAATAGATGCCATGAGACTTAAGAATCTTCACGACTTTGTCTTTAACTTTCTTTTCTGGGGTATTTGCCATACGGCTAGTATGAAGGATAGGGTTTACAGTGTCAACCCTTTTTGAGGACAAAAAAAAGCCCCGCACTAGGCGAGGCTTTGGGGGGAGGAGTTTAGTTTAAACTAAACTGGTTGGCGGTTTATACATAAGTAACTTTCTATAGGCACCTTTGTACGAGCTAACTTAATCCCTACGTTGGGTATAAACTCTCTGTGCGAAGCTAACTTCAGCAGACCTATCTGTGCTCTATACTCAGAAGGAACTTCTTCGACTCGTTCAACACGAGCAGCGGCGACTCCTTCGGGAGTGGAACGCTTAACCAAATACCCTGTTGGAGTTTTCAACAGCACAGCGCATTCAGACATATCTAATAGAGTACAGTTGTCGAAGTACTGTAACGCTTCATTTTCTATTGCGCTTAGTTGAACTTCTGGTAAAGCGAGCATGGAGTAAAGTTCATATCGCTTCTCCTTGGTAGCCGTTTGAAAGAAGTTGTACAGTGGTTCGTCCAATACACCGCGCAAACTTTCTAGCGACTGCTCGTAAGAACTGCTCGTTAATCTATCCAACCTGCCAGAGTAGGTCTCCATTAACTCTTCGTCCGTGTTTGACCTAAAGTACTTTGCAAATATCTTTACTGCTTTGCTTAGGTCGGCGGTCTTAGTTTTGCGATTGCGTTTGTCTGTCATACGAGGAGACCATAGCTCCAACACCACCCGATTATACTCCCCTATAAAGTCTAGCTTGACCGTGCCCACTTGGTGCTCGTACACATCAAATACATCTACTCTTCTAGCATTCCACACTCTAAAGGTTAACTTAGGGAAAGCGTGTGCTACACGGTCTATAAAATTATAGAGTAGCTCGTGTGTCAGTTGGTCTGCTGCTGCAACACCAGAGACGTTTTTTTCACCAAACTTAACTACATTTTGCATGTCTGCCTCCTACCACTCGAATTGTTTAAGAATGGAATCAACCTTAGTCTTCATATCCTCACGGATAGCAGGTGATTCTTTTATCACGTCGATGTCAGCCCCTGTTATTGTACGTTCTAGCATAACTCTAGCGCGCTCCAGCTCAGGGTCGTTAGTAATGTTGAGGTGCTGCAACATATCGCACAGGTCTTTCGGGTTGCTAACAAAGCTATCGTAGAATCTCTTCTGCTTGTCGTCGTCTGTCTCGGTCAGCTTGTCGCTCATACCCGCTAACATCTTGTGCATCCTGTGCCATGCTGCATCCATCGCGTGCTTAGTCTTCTCTTGGTTCTCTGCCTCCAACGAAGCCCGCAGCTCTTCCATGTCCTCAGCGGGCAGGTCTAGGTACAAGTGCCCGCTGTCAGGTACAGCTTTGATGGTTAACCTCCAGTCATACTTAGAGTAAACCACATCAACCGGCGGATAATCTGCGGGGTTGTACATGGCTCCCAAATAGTTAGCTGAAGTTTCCTTAAGCGCTTCGTAGTTGTCGCAAATATAATCGCGGCGCCTTAAGAACTCGCTACGCTTGCCATTGAAGTCTGCCTTGAACGGCAGCAGCAAACGAGTAGTTAGGATGCGATCCCCCATGTCGTCCCAAGGTAACGTGCGTATGGTGTACTCGTTGCGAGAGTTGTTGGCGAACTTGTTTAGTTGGCTTACATGGGTAGAGCCAACCATAGTGTCCTTGATGTACTTGCCTGCTTTCTTGTCCGCACCAGTGGCAGCGGAAACATTCTCGCTCTGGTGCTTGTCGATCTTTCTGCCTGTCCATGTGGATATGCTAAGGCGTACTAATACTGCGCTTGATGAAATGCTCATAATCTTTCTCCATAAAAGTTGGGTAGGAGTTTAGCTAAAACTAAACTCCGTTGGTTGTTGTTACTTCTTGCGCCCTGCAAGTTTAGCTACCGCGAGTGCCGCACTGGATATTGCTTGTACTGATTGCATACCAGACTCAACATCTTGCTCGTAGGCGTGGTATGTGTAGAACGAATCCCCTCCATCCTCACCCCTGTTGTACTCGTTAGAAAATACAAGACACCCATCAAGCACATCGGTTATGCGCTCTAACTTCTCCGCGTCTACTACATACTTGGTGTTGTTCACGTCTACTATAAAGTTCATACTCTTCGCTCCAGTTTGATTGTCTTGCCCACAGGGGCAACGATGTCGTTGTAGTTGTTGTGGATACCCCACAGCACAGGGTGGTCCCAATTACCCCACCCCATTACCTCACCGTCAGTCAGCACGATGGTTGCATCAGGCTTGATCTTCTTCTCGCGTAGATAGTCAGCTACACAGGTCGGGTCTGTACCGCCTCCACCATGAGGTCTAGTCAGAGTGCGCCAGTTCTTGAAGGTGCTGCTTGTATACTCCTCGTGCGCACAGACTGAACCGTCCCAGTAGATCAGGTGTATCTTGGCTATATCCAGTTGCCTAGCCAGACCCTCCACCTCCGACATACACACCTCGAACGAGTCATCGAAGAACATCGAGCCAGATACATCAGGCGCAACCACTAGCTCTTTGACCGCGTTGCCACGTAAGACAGGTAGCACAACCCTTGAAGTGACCCATGCCCTGCGGTCTATGCGAGCGAAGCTAGCCTTGATGGGTTTAGTACACGCTGCTCGAATGAAGTGTTTCATCTGCTCAACCCAATCTACTTGCGGTGCGAGCAACGAACCTAGATCGAACGCACCACCAGACGTACCCTTACCTGCTTTCTTTGCAGCCATGAGACCTTGGCGTATCGCACTACCGACATCAGCTTTGAGTTCTTCCTTCTCCTCGGCTGTCATATCCTTAGCGCCTTCCCAATCGTGGTCATCTAAGCTGCTACCTTCACCACCTTCGCCGTCACCCTCGTCATCATCCTGCGACTTCTCGGCGTACAAGATTTCAAATATCTTCTTGATCGGCATGTCAGTGAACCGTGTGTCATAGCAGCCTATGGGCTTGCCCTCCTCATCACGAGGCATAGCTACAATCTCCTCGTTGGGGTCTGCTGCTACTATGTTGAGGTTTATCCACTGATCCATCGCCTCGTTCGCAGTCTTGGCACATAGCTTGTTCAGCTTCTCGTATATCTCAAGATGCCTACCTGCCTTGTGGTAGTTCTCATGCAGGTTGATAAACCCTGCGCCTTTGTCCCCCCACCGGAAGATGAAGTCAGGGTTGTACTTCTCGTCCCTGCCGTTAGTGCACGCTGTGGGTACATCTCGTGTGAACTCCCTCGTGCCTGTCATCATGATCGGACCAAGCTCAACAAACTTGTCACTCCTCATGATCTCGATGCGTTTCCGCTTGAAGGCTCGTGCCTTCTGGTCATCAGTCATATCCATGTCGTTCTCCTGTTTAGTTTTGACTAAACTCAAAGTAAATCTTGGTTGCGGTCAGCCCACTCGGCAAACGCGCGTGAAGTAAAGGCAAGCCTACGCTTGGCATCGGTAGAGTTCGGACCCGCCAGACTCACACCGAATATCACTTGGAACTCCTCGGTGTCATACCCTGCGTCCGTCCTGCTTATGTAGGTCATGAACGAGTCGAGGTCTTCCTTGTCTTTAATATGCTCCACTGCACTGAACGTCAGTACCGCACACGCACCCACATTCGGAGGTAATGGCGCTGTCCTAGGGTGAGCTTTGATCTCACTCCAAGGGGTCATGCTCTCGTGGTGCTTGATGAAGTGCATAAGTGAGTCAGTCGCAGCCGCACCGATTGTGCCTGTCAACGCTACGCGTAACGCATTGCGACTAAACAAGTGGCGAACCTTCACTAAGTTACTAGCCAGTTCCAAAGTTCTTGGCGTTACCACAGAACCTTGTCCCACAACAGACGGATTAAAAATGTACGGGTTTTTCTGCTGTCCTGCATCCAAGTAAGAAGCAAGGCAGTCAGGTGTGCGATTCACCCAAGCCATAACAATAGGCTCGATGTCATTAGCTGCTGCCCAGATCAACCACTCCTCGTGGTCAGGCTTGGCTATCTCTATTTCCGTAATGCGCATCTTGCTGTGTGCTTTGAGGCTGTCACCTACACCGTCACTCTCGAGGTTACCCGTCATGAACACGATGCTACCTTCAGGCAGTGGTGTGTCACCGAGGCGTGGGTCTTTCACTTCGAGTAGCGGGTGCAGTGTGTTCTGCGCCTCGTCCGAACCCTTAGTGAACTCGTCAAGGCAGATGATGACCGGCTTGCCACTCTGTAGTCCGAACCTTGCGTTGGGATAATACTTCAGTGTCTCGGTCTCTGTGTCGGGTATCGGGATAGCGCCGTCACCAATGCCCATGTTGGGTACATCAATGATCGCGTAGGGGTAACCCGTGATGCGTGATAGTTCCGCCACGATGCTAGTCTTGCCTACACCCGGCTCTCCTACCAGACGGAATTTATTCTTGTATGCCGCTGCCATCAGGGCAGGTGTTTCTGTTAGTGTTGCTGTGCAACGATCTTGAAGGTTAGTTGTATTCATAATGTTTATCTCTTAGTTAATTGGTTAATTGAGTTTAGTCAAAACTAAACTGCTATCTTACATACTTCTCATTCGAGTCAGCCTTCACCTCGCCCAATGGCAGGGTAACTTCTGTGAACACCGCATCGCTGTACCCATACTTGAGTAACTCATCTATTACCTTGAGTATGCGGTCCGGTCTGTGCGAGTAGGTAAAGGAAGGCCACCTGCTGTTGGTCTGCATACTTACCATTGCACACGCATCCAGAGCGTCAGCCCAATCCTCGATGTTGTCTTCACGCATGATGTTACACAGCGTGTCCACACACCTAGAGCTAGGGAAGCTGTTCAAATCCACATCAAGCCCCTCGTACCGTTTAAGTCTGCGTTGGTACTCTTCTTGCTCAAGTATGCCGCCCATTGGGTACGCTACCTTTATCATTGGTTTCGCATACCGCAAGAAGGGTGCATTGAGTTTGCGCACCTCGTTCATCGCTCGCCGGTTTACCCTGTGTACAACACATGGCTCAGGGTCTAGGGGTAGACGGTCAACCCCAAGGTGTACCCTGTCTCGCCACAAGAAGGCTTTGCGTGTGCTATGGTAGTACAAGACATTCCCCTCGCTGTCCTTGGGTGCGGTCCATACATCTATACAGTCTCGGTGTATGATCGCGTTGATGAACATCCTTGTGCTTACGGTATTCCATCCACCAGTAGCGAGGGTCACCGAGTTGTCCTCATAAAAGATCACGCAGTCCGTGCGGTACAGCCGACACATTATCGCCATGCCTTGATTACCTAGGGGACTCATGATGTTGCGCTCCCTACGTATCGTCATGTGCGTTGCGCGTCTGCTTGAGGTTAGCGGTTTCTTACCCGCATTCACTCCCTTACCCTGTATGGGTGTGACTGTGTTCTCATGTTGTGAGGCATCAGCAAAGTCTTGAAACGCCGGTATGTGGTGTGTGTCTATATGGAAGCCCATGACCTACCTCCGTTCTGGTTGCGGTTCGCAGTAGCCGTCTTGATCTCACTGAGTGTGCGTTCCGACTCTTCGAGGTTTGTCACAGCTTGCGCTACGTTCTTGCGGCGAGACAACAGACGGTCATCTACTATGCGCCCTTGGGCTTCTAGCTGTGCGTCCATGTAGTTCAGCATCTCTCTTAGTTCCAACAGTGTATATTCCATCATCTAGCTCCTTACGGTTAGTGAGTTTAGTTTTGACTAAACTGCTTGGGTTGGTTACATCTTCTAAGTAGGCGTGTAACCGTTGCCTTGCTCTTGGGGTCATCTGGTTGTACAGCACAGCAACAGACTTCAGGTTGCCGTCCCAACTACTCCACTGTTTCTTCATAACATTACCCCTTAGAACAGAAACGTGAGTAAAGTGAGACAATAAATACCCACAACGAAACCGACAGTGCCCAGTACCCGCATTGCCCACACCCAAGCGGGTGCCTTGGCTTCCTCGTCCTGCCACCGATACATCTCGTGCGGGTCATGCAGGTTCAGATCCTTGGGTGAATAGATGCTGTCCGTTCTCCACTTGGTCATGCGGTCTGTGTTTGCTTCTTTCATGTCGTTCTCCTTGGGTTAGCTTGCTTAAGTGCTTCGAGGTTGGTAATCAACTGGTAGTTACCTTTGGTGTACTCCTGTGCTACACACCACCCTAGTCTTACTTGCTTTGCTACTGAATCCCCACACGATAAGCAGGTTGTGTACCCTAGCTCAGCGCGTGCGGCGGGGAAGGTTGCGTGGCATTGTTTGCAGGTGTGTGTCATGTGGTAGCTCCTGTTGATCTGGGTAAACGAGTTTAGCCAAAACTAAACTGCCTAGTGGGATACTCAAAAAAAATTCCCCACTTGAGAAACAAGTATACCACAACTACTAGACAATGTCAAGTGGTTGTTACAAAATAAATAAAATAATTTAGGTTCGTTAGGGAGGCACAGACAGGAGGACAATGTTACGTTTTGGGTGCTTTGTTACGCTTTCAGGGGGTTTTGTTACAATAGATGTAACAATGTAAATCCGCATGGTTACTGGGCTGTGTGACGTTTTTACCCCTATTGTTATAATGTTATGAAAAATAATATATATATATAGCCCCCTGCGATTTTTGTAACGGTGCAGAGAGGTTTGTTTTGTTACGGGGTAAGAGAGAATCTTTCCCCCCCACATATCTTTTTTAACGTAACATTGTAACAATAGGAGGAACTCTACTATTATCATGGGCTTACGTTACTTAGTTAATGGTACATATTAGTTTTAAACTTAGAAAAACGTAACATTGCAGTTTAGTTCAAACTAAACTCCTTGAGCTACTATCATTACACGCAGTGGTAACCAAACTATTAGCTACCAAAACTACTATCATGACTCTGGCATGATGAGATGGAGCGGAGCAGGGCGGGGTGGGTTGTGGTAGAACGGACAGGGAGAGAGGGCGGGGCAGGCAGTTTAGTTTTGACTAAACTCGAGACGAAAAAAAACCGCCCGAAGGCGGCTTAGTCTAGCGGGGTGGTGCGGGGGTTAACGCCATTCATGCCCCCGCTTCTCTATAAAGTCTTGGAGGGTGCTTTCATTAGAATCTATCCGCGCTTGGATTATTTGGCGTAATTTGCAAGACTCTTTGAGATCAAATCTGCTATTCATTGAGCGGCGGAGGGTTAATACAGTTTTAGGTTTTTCGTTATCGTCCTCCTCATAAAGAAAATCGTCTAGGAATTTGGCTAGGCGTTTAGTGTCTTTAGTTAAAGCCAGCATATGACGTGGGTAATGCATATCAGTTTCAGCGGCATATTCAGCAGTCATCAAATTTTCTAAAAGGTTTTTGTTCATAATAAATACTCCGGTAAGGATGCCGCCCCGTAGGGCGGCGGGTGGGTTAACTTACTTCGTCAAGGCTCACTGGTGCGAGGATGCCGATAATTTCGTCTAAACTCATTCCCGTTGGATCATTCCAACCGTCAAGCAATTTCGACTTGATCAGCTTCTCTTTTAGTGCAACGCATTGGTCGTATAAAGGCGCTGATTTCTTTTCGTTGCGACAATGGTCGAGGTCAGACTTTTTAGAAGCCAGATCCTGTTTGAGTAGATCGCGGTCATACTCTAGTGCGGTCACCTCGGCTTGAGCGGCAGTTTCAGCACCTTTGTCGCCCTGAGCCTTAGCGAGAGTCAATTGAGCCTTAGCGACTTTAAGATCGGCGCTGACTTCTTTTTTGTTCGCCATGATTGCTTTACTATCTGCGACCAATGCGGTGATTTCAAGATCGGTATCAGATGGCTCGGCGGGTGGTTTAGTCGGCTTGATCTGCTCGAGTCCAAAGTAAGCGATCTGATAGGTTTGGTATAGCGTTGGACGGTGAGCATTGAGCGCCGCGCGTATCGCCGCCAGTGATTGCGCTTTCTCGAGTGATAACCCGATTCGATCCGCATCGGCTTGCTGTGTCTCGAGCTTCGATCCCTCGCGGAATGCGTTGCCATTGAGTCCACCTTGTTTCGTTGGCAGTAGCGGCGACTCGCCAAACTCTCCGACTAATTCTGTCATTTCGTTCTCAAGCGATTCATTAACACTATCGGCAGTTGCGATCATTGATGCGATGGTTTGAGCTGTGTTGAATTTTGCCATAAGCAATAGGGAGTTTAGTTATTGGCTAAACTCGATTCTCGTTTCAAGTTATGCGGAAGTCCCGCAACTCCATTATACCATAGAAACTAGACATTGTCAAGTTCACCATATTCCAAGGGGATTCGCCCCGCCCGCCTTGTCCCCCGCTCCTCCGCCCCGCTCCCCCACCCCTCGGGGGTACACCCACTTGGCTCGACGAGGTGTACGACTGGCCCATACATAATAACCCGCACAAACGACACCCACCCCCCATAAAATTACATCATGTTCTCTAATGAAATCAATAACTTAGGCCCCCCCTTTCTCTATTCAAGTCCACTTTTTTAGACCCCCACCCCCCTATATATAACAATACCCCCCGTCAAGGGACCCAAACCATCCCA